TGTGGAACCGCTGACCATCCCCACGCGCCTGTAATTTTTACTGCTTGTGGAATGTTAAATGGCCAGACATAAGCGCCGACTGCGATTAGTCTGTTGTAAGGCCAACCTTTGCGCGGATTGTTTACTGGTTCGACCACCCAATCAGTTGTTGACCAAACAGTGTCGTATTCAAATTCTAAATTATCATCTGTTGCAACTGAAACAATTGTAACGATGTCATCAATGTTCAAATCATAAGCATCTTGTGGAGTGTAGTAACGTGCCACAGGTGCGGCCTGTGTGCCATCTTTGTAAAAAAATCTTTGAGTGTAATCGTCAATCATCCGCGATGCTGACATTATAGCAGCTTCAAGTGACGCGTTATCTACTGAATCGTCAATCTGAAGCGAATCTTTCAGCTCAGCCAATGTGCAATAGCCATTAGTTATCGCCACGATTCCTCTTTTCCTTCTTAGGCATTACGGCCTTTTGTGTTTTAGGGGTTGCAGTCGCGGTTTCTTGCCGCTTAATTCTTAGGCGTTTTCTCTTTGCCATTTTTTATGGTGTTTGTCATCAAGCCAATAAGACTTGTGATGAGGAATAACAACGCCGGTGTTGGCGTGAATTGGGAAACCTAGATTTTTAATACGACGTGAAAAAAGCAAATCCTCGCCAATCCATTCGCCGTTTATTGGGCCATCCCAGAACCAGCACCAGTCTTGGCCTTGATTTGGGTCGGCAGTCTCGCGCATTTTTTCTAAAACGCTGCGGTGAATAAGTACGCAACCAGTTCCACAGGCATCAATTTCAAATACTGAATCTTCGTCATAACGGTTTAAGGGAAGAAAACCCTTTGGCGTGTCTTGAAAAATTACTGGAACAGGCTTTGGATAAACTGACTTTGGATCGCCAAAGCTGGCAAATACTAAAGCCGAAACTACTGGGCGCTCTACATCGTGTGCGCTTTCAATTAACTTATCAAAGTTCGCAACGCTTAACTGTTCATCTGAGTCAATCATTAACAGCCAGTCAGATTTTGTAGAATCTAAAAACTGTTTGACCATTCGGTTGCGTTGCTTGCTAATCATTCCAGAACCTTTAACCCTAACAAACGGGCCAAGTCTGGAACCTCTTGCTTGCGCAAGTTGAATCATTGTGTATGCGTAACTGCCATCGACGGTGCCATTGTCGCAACTGCCGATTGTTACTTTGTGTGCCATTTTCATTTGAATCCCCCGATTCGTAAGAAGTGTGAGAGCGATAAAGCCGGGGGTACTTCACCGCCCTCACACAAGTTTTTAACTAACTAGAACGTTGGTGCTACTAAGCCTTGACCAGAAATGATTGAGGCTGCGCTTGGATAACGCTCTGCGGTGAACGCTGCGAATCCGTAAACAACGGTCTTGATTGTTAGGTTGCCAGCGCCAGTCGCATCGAAACGAAGTGCGAATGGTGATCCTGGCTGCTCCCATAGGTGCATTTCATTAGCATCTACAAGATAAATTTCATCTTCGGTGGTTGTGGTGGTTCCATAAGTGGTTCCAACGTTTCCATCAACGATGATTGGAAGTCCGAGCAATGTGTAGCCGGAGTTTCCGTAGCCAAATACGCCTGCGCCTGTGGCGGTTGCGTTCATTGGGCCATTGGCGGTTGGCACTACAAGCGGACGGCCTGAAGTATCAACAGCAGCAGCCAAGAATGCTAGGCGGCGTGGGTGCATAATCCAGTGAGTTGGGTTTGTGTAAACGCCAGACTGAATCTTCTGAACAGCATCAGCAAGCTTTGGATAAAGCAATGCGGCTGTCGGTGTAGTTGTTGAGAATGCAACAGCATTTCCACCTGATGCACGAAGTCCCTTGATGGTTCCGGCTGTGCCAGCGCCATTTAGGCACTGTGAATCAAGTGTGGTGTGCCAAGAACGAATCAAGTCAGCAACAACGAATGTATCGATTCCGCTTCCGCGCTCGATTGACTGACGTGATAGGTCTTGCTGACCTGCGATTGTGCGAACATTTACTGTTAGCAATGTGTCATCTGCATCTGTCTCGCTAACTGCATCGTTCTGTGTTACCTGAACGGCAGTTGAAGTACCTGTGGTCATACGGCTGATGTTTAGAGTCATACCGGATGCAGGTAGTGTGTGCTTTGTAGTTGCAAAGTCTAGGAAGCTACGTCCCGCCCGAGCTAACGGGGCGGCTAGATCCACTAAATATTGTGGAACTACTAAGCCTTCAAAGTTAGCGGTTGAAACGTCACGACGCTCAATCGCTTCTTCGCGCATGTGGCGTGCAAGACGCTCTTGTGCGCCAAAGTCTGATTTGAACTGTGCAGCGAACGCATCCTTAATAAAGGAGTTTCCGCTTTCTGGTGTGTAGGTGCGTGCTTCGCGTGTAACGGTTGCACCGCCTACCTTTGGCATTGCAACTTCAGCAACAGCAGAACGGGCTTCAGCAGCCTTCTTATCTGCCTCTGCTTGAGTTGCGAACTTTTCAATCTTCTCATCGAGCGAACGTGATTCTGCCACTAGAGCATCAACCTTCTCGGTTTCTTCAGCAGTTAGATCGGTGCGGTTCTCTGCGGCAACAGCCTCAAGAATTGCATCCATTTCAGCCTTAACTGCATCACGGCGCTCAACAACTTTGTCAAGATATGACATTTATTGAGTCTCCTATTGAGTTGAGTTTGAGGTGGTGGCGATTATCTTGCGGCGCTTTCAGGGTGCAAGAATTCGCTCCGGCTTCGTCTGTCACCGACGGCGACAGAAACTTATTTGTTATTTTCTACTATTGCTTTTGCTAAACGAAGTGAGATTTTACGAGCAGAATCTTCAACCATTGGAACTGGCTCAAGTTCTACCTCTGGTTCTTCAACTTCTACAACTGGCTCAAGTGTCTTTAGACCAACCAACACTTCGAGCATATTTTTGCCTTCTTCCAAGTTGTCATAACTTTCAGAAATCTTTTCAAGAATTGCTTGAATCACCAATAATGACTCGCCATCTAATGCGCGACCCTCACGGATTGCATCAATAGCATCGTTCAATTTCTGACGTGCCTCAACTGAAGTTGTTGGATAGGCAGGATAGGTAACAACGGAAACGTCACCATCAGCCAAAGAAACTTCTGTCAATGTGCGCTCTGTTTTATCAGAACTCCACTTTTGACGAATAACTCTAAAAGCAAAACTCATCTGATCCACATCGCCACGTCCAACAAGGGTGTGAATGTCGCGGGCTTCTTGAGTATCTGCCAATTCAGCATCAAAGTAAAGGCCGCGCTCATCCTCTGATAAACGCAATGTGCCATTCTTTGTGCGAGCTAGTGGCAAACCTTCGTGGTTAATAAGTAGGCGAACATCAGGTGCCTCGCTAAGTGTTTTACGGAATGCGCCAGGTGCAATGCGCTCTTTGAATGGTAACGGCACACTAGAATCATCAAAAACAGCGGCGTAACCTGACAGGCGCATAACGCCATCATCTGATTGACGTGCCTCCACGTTTTGCACGTTAAATGTGCGGCGTTCGATTTTTTTCAACTTGTCGCTCCTTGAGTTGACTTCCCCGCCTGGTTCTATATCTTCAGAAATTGACACCGCAACCATTTGGTCGATGGCATCTTGTTTATTTGTGTGGCATCCAATTGTCGTATAAGAACCATCGGACTCTTGTTTAACTGCTGCCCAACCACTGCAATCAGATTGATTTTGTGAGATGTAATATGGCATTTAGTCCACCTTATAGACAGATTCGGGCGCGGCCGGATCAATTGTTGAAAGTTGCTGCAACTGACTTGATGGAACGCCAGTATGTTTAATTGCTGGCATATCCAATGCTTTGAGAACTGCGGCAGGGTCAAAACCAACCTGCACAAGTTGAGCAATAATTTCTGCTCGTAATTTCATACCAACTTCAGGCGCATCTGAGGCATCAATGTTTTGTAGCGGCACACGATACTGGTCGCCTGCCTCGCCTAGTGGTGCTAAGTCCTCAACAGCGCGAACATCATTAAGGCTTAGGAAACCTTCACGAAGTCCCTTTGTGTAAGCATCGTAACGCTCAATGGTTGTGCCGCGAAGCAAAGCATCAAGATTGAATTTAATAAATCCATCTGATTCTGGCAGTAACGGTGAAAGTGCCTGCTCGATGCGCTCCAACAATGGACGAAGTGAGTGTTGCACAAATGAAAGGTTTTGCGCTTCAACAGATGCAAATGACATCGCGCCATTTACAGGGTGATTGAGAAGCGATACTGGCACGCGGAATAGGCGAGCAATATCTTCAACATTAAAGCGACGTGTTTCAAGCAACTGTGCATCTTGAGCGTTTAACTCCAATGGCTTAAATGTTGCGCCACCTGTTAGCACGCCAATCTTGCCAGCGCGATAAGGCCCTGAGTGTGTAATGTTCCAATCGCGGGTTAAGTCGCCTGCCTGATCCTCATTTAATTCACCTGGCACTTCAATGATGCCACCAGGGTTAGCTGCGTTGCCAAAATAGGAAGCTGCATAGACATCGGCTGCCATCGCTGCGCCAAGAGTAATTCGGGCGGCTGCGATTGGCCCTAGTCCAAGCAACTGGCCAGGAAGTCTAAAGAGTGGGATGTGCTTGATTTCGCGGTCAGTCAATATTTGGGTAAAGTTTCCAAATTGGTCGCGCATCCGATAGATGATTGGCTCGCCTGGACGTGGGCGCTCGACCTTTATGTGATCCGGATGGATTACATAGAGTTCAATGACATCGCCCATGTCATCGCGCACTGTCAAAATAAATGCGTTACCGTGAAGGTTTAGCGAAGCAATAATCTGCTCATAAAATTCTAGGCGTGTTGTTTCAGGGTTTGGATTATTAACCCAGTTTGGAGTCTCGCCATAAACGGCAGCGTAAGAAATACGGTTGCGACCACGGCGCACATAAGCACCTAATGGCAATGATGAAATTGTGTCGCCAAGTAAGCGGATGCAAGCATAGACAGTTGACATTCTGATTGATGTCTCAGCATCGACAGCAACACCGGCAGGGGTTGTGTATGTCGGCCGTGGCGGAATAAGCGGCTCTATGTATTGCCGCTTTTCGCCCGTCGCCTGTCGTAACCTTCTTGATAGACTCATTACTCAGCCTTCTCTGTAAGCCAGATTAACAATGCTCCTAATGCAATGAGTGATACTGGCAGTGAAATCATTGCAAGACCAACAGTTACTAACGATAGACCGCTAACTTCAATTGCTAACGCTGTATCTATTTTTTTCATTTTTTCCCCTTAAGCCTGGATGCTAAAGAAACGCGTAACGGGCGGTTTTGGTTCTGGTGTTGCGGTTGCTCTGTCGTAACCGAATATGGATGCAACAGCAGCGTCAATTTTTCGACGTGAGGATGCTTTGCTAACCATAACTCCACGAGATGATTGTTTGGTAACGCAGTTGGCAATGTGGCGAGCAAGTCGTTCGTCTCCGTCGTGCGTAAAGCTTTGATTAAGGACGGCTTCGTAAAAACGCTGTGTGGCTGGAACCATATTCTGCGCAGAGTTTGGGTAAGCAACAACTGGCAACCCTTCTTCATCTAAAAC